TGTAAGATTTCTGGTCCAAAAAGTGTGACCGAACACAACGGACCCTTGGTAGGGAATTCTGTAAGATTTCTGGTCCAAAAAGTGTGACCGAACACAACGGACCCTTGGTAGGGAATTCTGTAAGATTGCTGGTTGAATTGTTATGGTATGTGGCCGAAGAAAGAAAACGCGACGGAGGAGCGTTTTCTTTCTTCGGCACGTACCGTCACAATTTAAAAAATAATAGTCATTATGATGGAGGATTGGATGATTGCTGAGCTTGACGCGAAAAGGCATGAAATAGAGGAGCAAAAAGCTGTTGTGTTGGCAAAAGAGGATTTGATTGCGAATGCTGTTGTGACTATGGCTAGCAATGAGAATCGAATTGAAGAGGCAGAAGCGGAGGTAACAGAGATTGATGACCGATGGGACGATATTGATTTTGAGTTGAACGAGAATTATATGTTGTTGGCAATGTATAATTGGTTGTTGGAGACTGATTATGATGGACGGAGACAGGAATTTATTGATCAATCATATTTTGGCACAGATGAATTTGATTACGGATTTGCCCGTTCTTTGCATTTGCAATCGGAATCTGAACCCGGCGTTTATAATGAAGATTTTGAAAAGAATATGAGGCAATTGGTGAACGTTATGTTCCCGACGACCCTTGAGCGTATTAACGCAATGCATGCAGAAGTATCGGTGTTGGGCCCACGTTACCACTCGTTGAAGGATGAAATAGATACATTAGATGCCGAAAAGAGAACGTTACAATTTGATACTTTTGAAGACAATTACTGCCATTTTTATGAATGGAACGTGGAGAAAGCAAAATTACGTGGCATGGAGTTTCGTCTAAAAAATCGTATTGAATTATATAGTAGAATGGTAGCGTAGTGACGTAAATATAAAAATGAGAAAAGAAAAAAAAAGATACAGAGTAAAAAGTGTTATGTGGTGAAACTGATAGAGCGCGTCTGTTCAGGATATTTTTTACAAATTGTCATCTCTTAATTTTTGCAAAAATAGGAGATGACAGAAAAAAAAAATATATGTTATATGCAAAAAAAAATGAGGAGAAAAGTTGACCAGAAGTTAAAATAACTTATGGCCAATATAGATTATATATGAGAAATTGGGTGTGGATCATCACAATTTAGCCAAAAGTTAATTGAAATGCCTGCCGTTCAAGTTCCTCCTACTGGTTCTGCTGCTGAAGGTTCAAAGAAAGGTCGTCATTTTCCTTTTACTTTGAATAATTATTCCGAGGACGATTTTGCCGCCCTCTGTGCTCTTGAAGATCCAGACGAGAGAAAATCTGCCGGTGTGAGATATATCATCTTTGCGAAAGAAGTCGCGCCTACCACTGGGACTCCTCATCTTCAAGGCTATGTGTATCTCGAGAATGCCCGCGTTTTGAGGAATGTGCACCGTGTCCCTGGCCTTGCACATGCTGCTATTTTCGCCATGGCAGCTAATTCTTCTCCCGAAGCGAATCGCAAGTACGTGATGAAGACTCGTGAAGTGGATTCTGTTCCCAATGGAGAAGTTTTCGAATTTGGGGAGTTTCCTTCGCAAGGTAAGCGTACTGATCTTGGTGGTGTTGTTGGGGCCTTCAAGAAGTCTGGTTATTCTATGGCTGCTGTCGCCGAGGAGTTTCCCGAAGAGTTTCTTAAGTATCATCGTGGCCTTCAGGTTATGGCAAGCGTTCTCGACAATCGCAAGCGCGACTGGATGACGAAGGTGATATGGCTTCATGGACCTACTGGTTCGGGGAAGAGTCGAGCTGCCCACGAGTGTGCTTCCCCGGACGATGTGTATTGGAAGCCGATGGATCACCAATGGTGGGACGGATACCGCGGGCAGCCAATAGTGGTGATGGACGATTATCGCAAGGATTTTTGCACCTTCTCCTACCTGTTGCGTCTATTCGATCGTTATCCTTTGCAAGTGAATATAAAGGGCAGCACCACTCAGTTTCTTGCGAGATACATCATCGTGACGTGTCCTTTGAAGCACGACGACCTTTGGACGCTGGAGACTCGAACGGAGGGCGATCTTGCGCAGTTGACGAGGCGAATTGCGTGGTCTCTTCAAACTCCCTTCAATCCGATGGACCAAGCAATAACGTGGCCGGCGATAGTGAGGGAGATGACCGAGTGCCTGGACTCGTTGAAGCCTCCCGCCTTACCTTCTCCTCGCAGTGCGAATGCTTCTCCGGCTCCGAGCCCTGCTGGTACGAGAGTTCGATCGCGTCTAGTGAGCCCGTTAGGCAGTATTGCGGGCAGTCAGGATTGGGGGAGCGATTTTCTGAGCGAGTTCGACGATGCAGCCCTATCGCAAGTGTTCCAGAGCGAAACTCCGGTTGTGTCGAAGCGTCCGAAAGCGTGCTCGAGTGTTGCGCAGGAGGAAGACCAGTTCGAGATGGCTTATGTTTAACCAGTAGTAGTTTTTGGTCTGCTTTTTGTGATTGTTGTGACGGACAGTGTGATGCTTGTATTATGAATGATGAAGTGTTTGGCGAAAGATTATTCAATAGTACTAAGGAGCTCACAATTTGATCATATTATAATCATGAATCCCTTTTCTAAACGACAACGTGCTGAGGGTCTCGGAGGTGTGAAAAGGAAGTATAGTAGCATGGGTAGTTCTAGCAATAAAGGCAGGATGGCTGGAATTAGGTTTAGTAAATTGAAGCCATGGGGGTCTTATGGTGCGACTCGTATTAAAAGGGGATCTGCGTTTAGTTTAAAGAACTTCGGTAGATCGTTTAGCGCTGCTAATGCGCGCCAGAAATCCAATAGGAGACAGTTTGGTTTTAGTGGGCGTGGCATGTATGGCCAACAAGTAGCTAATGGTATTGTGGGTGAAGCAGCAGGATTGTGGGATAGGTTTACAAGAAAGGGTGCTGGACAACTTTTGAATGCTGGGATGGAAGCGATCTATGGCCGCGGATCTTACGTTGGTAACGAACTAATGAAAGGCGGTGGAATGGGACTTCCAGAAAAGTTTACTACAGTTCCTAATGATACACGTGATTTAATTCTATCGAGAAGTGAATACCTGCAAGATATAGTTGTTCCTGCTAGTTCAGCATTTACAGTGCCTGTTCAAATTGCAATCAATCCTGGCTTGAGTGCAAGTTTTCCTTGGGGCTCACAGATATCGTCTAATTTTGATGAGTATGAGTTAATTCAGTTAGTTTACGAATTTCGGTCGATGATACCGGAAGGATCTTCTAATGCTCAAGGAACTATTGTAATGGCTGCTGTTTATGATGTTACTGATCCTGTGTTCACGAGTAAGCAGACAATGGAGAATTATGAGGCGTCGAGGTCTTGTAAGATAACGGAGAGCATGTTATTTGGAGTGGAGTGTGATCCTACTAAACGGAGTGGTCCTGCAGCTGAGTATATCAGAACTGGGGCTCTTCCTGCCAATCAAGATGTGAAAACTTATGACTTAGCCAATTTTTATTTGGCCGTGCAAGGAACTGGTTCTCTAGCTGCTAATACCACTTTGGGAGAATTATACGTTCATTATAAAGTGAGGTTGTCGAAAGCTAGAGTGAATACACAAGCAGCTTCGCTTATTAGTGCTAACGTTGCGAATGCGAATACCATTGGTTTAAGTACCTCTCTAACTGCTGGAATTGGGAACTTAATTCCTACAGCTAATGTTAGCTTTGTGTCAGTTAGTCCCGTTATTAGTAAAACGTACATGGGTAGTTTTGGTTCTAATTTTGGTGGATGGTTGGTGTTTGATCCCAATCTGCCGTATGAAAACTTTTACAAAGTGACTTTTGTTATTCCGTATGGGACTGCCGCTGGCGGTGTTACGCCTGTGGTGTCGGCGTATACCAATCCTAGTAAGTTTAATAATACAAACAACAGTAGTGCAAACGGTGGATCTTGTCAAGGGGGGTATATTGTACCGATTACCAACGGTGGCGATATGAGTTTAACCAGTAGTAGTATGGCGTTTACAGTTAATAAAGGTCAAAGGTATTCTACTGCTACTACTGGTGCGTCAGTTAGTTATCTTTCAGTGACGTTTTTGCTTCGAGCGACAACCACGGCTGGTAGTGGTTCTCAGCTAGCGTTAAATTTGGGTTTGATATCTGCGTATATGACGTCTACTACTGGTATTACTAATATTGGTGGAAATGTTACTGGTGAGTATACGTTTTGCGGTATAGATCGTGTTGATCCTAGTGGTGTAGTTAGTACTAGGACCGTTGCTATTACCGCCGGTCCTGCGCCTTATCTTGATCCTACTTACTTTTGGTCTGGTAGTGCTTAATTAATTATAATTATTTAACTCTACTAGCAATAAAAGCAGTTAATGCGGTAACTACTAAGCCCAATATAGCTAGAATTACATGATGAATTTTAATAGTAAAATCCAAGTTTTCTTGATCCAATAAGTCTTGTGTGGTCATGTTGAAATTGTGACCATGGGTGAGTTATGATGGAAAAGTGAGGCTCCATTCTGGAAAAAAAAGCGGGGTGGCGTGAGCCACCCCAAGACACGTTTCGACCCGCCCGCCCGGTCGGTATGTCGAAATATAACGGCTATAATATGGATCAGAAGTTGCCAGTCTATATTACCTGGCAACTTCTGGTCAAAAACTTCTGGTCGGGATTGACCGTAAGTTTTTGACTATTGGTGTAACTTCTGACCAACTTCTGGTCGTTTTGGTGTTTGATCAACGAACGGTGACGATGGCCCCTCTCGGCATTGGGAATAAGTTTTTACCAAGGGGTAAAAAAGTGTGACCGAACACAACGGACCCTTGGTAGGGAATTCTGTAAGATTTCTGGTCCAAAAAGTGTGACCGAACACAACGGACCCTTGGTAGGGAATTCTGTAAGATTTCTGGTCCAAAAAGTGT